TACAAGGGGCACAGGACAGGCGAACGATGCAAGGTTGCTCACAGTGCGTCATCCTTCCAGATGGCTTCCTGAGCGGCCATCGTGACACGCAACACTTCCAGCAAGAACTCCAACATGCCTGGCACCTTGCGAATATTAGCCATGTCGTCACCCATTTTGGCAACCATTTCACCGATAACAATTTCGGTGAACAGAAACTCTGCCTGCCGATCAGCAGACAACTTGCCGTCGGTTTCTGCCAAAAACTTCTCAACATCAAAGAAGGTTCCCTTGAACAAGGTTTGACTGTATTCGGCTTGCATGTCGGCCAGTTGCTCCAACCAACTGTTGTCTGCAAGGATGGAAAGCAGCCCGATACCGTAATTCGGTGTAGAGTTGAAGTCATTGTGGGCTTCGATGGTCGCCTGGGCGACCACATCGCTACGGTCGGCGTTGGTCAGTTCGACCACCAGTCGGGCACAACTGTCGTTGTGGCGACGGGTACGCCATGCGTAAGGTGCGGCATCCAACGGGCCGAACGTGACCGTCAAAGTCACCCCGTCGCAAATACCGTTAGGGAACGCTGTCGGGAGAGTTTGGACAAACTCGTCCCACTTGTTGACGTATTCGCTGTTCGGCTTGATGAAAAAGATTTCGTTAGACACAGTGAACGTGTCCTTCCAGTTTAACCACCGTAAGGTGGGATATATCTACCGTTTAGATATACCATACAAGACACAACTATGGCTGTAGCCATGTCCTGTATGCTACATCTAGCAGGATTATTTCTGACAAACATTAGGGGCTACTAGGGGCTTCATCTCCCCCCTTTCGGGGGGAGATTCTAGCCTTTAGCATCTTTACAAGTTCTAGTATAGCGAGGTTGTTACACACCTCCACCAGACTTGTGTGTGACGTTCGTCACAGTCAATCGTACCACGGGTACGCTGGCACATCCTGCTTCGACAACCATTCCTCCGCATCATCAAACACATCATATGCGGCATCCTGACGGGCAACCCACTCGTCATAGCCGTCATCGTCCTCGCCAGGGAACGGCTCATGGTCGGCACCGTACAATTCGGTGTAACGCTCATACGCTTCCCGTTCCCTGTCCAAAAACACCTCCCCGAACCCTGTCCGAATCTCGTCGGCATCAAACTCGTAATAGTTAATCATGTCAGAAACCTCCCAGGTTTCGGATAACGTTCGCCACAGTAGCGAACACCAACAGTGTACCAAACCAACCAGCAGCCCACAACCCGAGCCGCACATTAATTCTGTCAGAAATCCCTAACACTTCCCGCACCGTAGCCACCCCCAACATGATACATGGGGGCAGCCACAACAACAACCCGACCAGCCACAACATCAGAACACATCCTCCGAATCCACGACACCCTGATCGACCAATTGCGTCAGCACCCACTTGAGGGGGTCGCGGGTCATGTCGCGGTTACCGTCCAACGTGACAGCGGTACTGGCCCCGACGTATTCGGTCATGTGGGCGCCGTTGCGGTTCAGACCGTAATAGCCATACTCTGAGAAACCGCACTTGTTGCGGAAGAAAGAGTCTTGCTCACCAACCGACCACTGTAGACGCCTATTGTAGTCGCCATGACCCAAAGCAAACATGAGAGCGTCAACGTCGATAGGGTCGCCAGCAGTGTTCACCTTAGTCAAGATGGTGCCATACTTTTTGTGACGAATCTCGTCGCCCGTGACGGTCGATTCGACCCACACCTCCAACTGCAACCCCAGCAGACAGTAAGCGTCCACAAGGGCGCACAGGACTGCGCCACGCTTAAGAATGTCCTTAGCCTCGTTGTCGAACGTCATCGACGCATCGACAAGCAAAGTGAACACCTTGCCGTCCTTAGGTGCAGGGACGAAGATATCTTCGATCATGCACTCCAATTCGCCAGCAATATAGCGGTCGATATCAGGTTCAAAGCCTGTCATGTCGAATGCCCGTTCGGTGACGGTAGCCAACGCCTTACCCAACTGTTCACGCAACGGTTCCAGCGTTGCATCAACCTGGGGGCGCACATCATGCCAGCCGTGCAAAGCCAACTCGTAAGCGTCCTGCAACGATTCGGTCACATTATAGTGAGTGTTACCACGACGGTCAGACAACCCAGGGGTCTTGTTGTCGTGAGCGTACTTCGCAATTTCTGCCAAAGATTCAAACTGAATCACATGGTATTCTGCTTCGGCATTCTTGCCGATACCTTTGCCGTTCTTGACTTGCATTGTTAGCCCCTTTCAGGCTAGAGCGATGAGAATAGTGTACACACTTCGGGGTGGGATGCCAACATTATTTGACAAATATTGGCACCCCACCATCGGACAGGTCACAGAGGGTTGATCTTCGCCCACTGGTCGGCAGGAATCTTGTTGCCTAGCGTCATCATCAACGCCTTGTCGATATCACGGCCAGCCGCAACCATGCGGGCACCCGTCTGCGCCCCACGGGGCGTGACGAAGATGTTGAGACCGTGCGTTGCCACATTGGCCCGTGCGGTACGCCACACATCCAACCATGCCGATGCAGTAGTCTGCTCGTCGTCGGAGAAGAACCGACGCACCAAAGCATCCTCAAGTCCCTCGTCAATTTCCCACGGCAGGTACGAGAACCTGTCCAGCGTGGCAGCATCCAACTTGTTACGGCCAGCGAACTGTGACGTAGGGCCAGTGCCATAGGTGTTCGCACAAGCGACGAACACCAGATTGTTACCGAACGGAATTTTCTCACCGCACGGTGCTTCAAAGAAGCCGTTAGCCAGCACCGTGTTCAGCGTCGCCAGGATGCCAGCGTGCCCGTTGTCCATCTCGTCCAGACAGACAATCGCCCCGCTATCGGGGTTCTGTGAAGCGTGACGGATCATGTCCACCATGCGAGGCTCAAAGAACTCGCCATTAGCGGTCATGCCGCCCACAAGTCGGCTCTCTGGGGTGGTCGGCCCCAGCGAGATACCTGCCCACGGGTAGCCCAGCAAATCGGCAGCCTGCCCGACGCTGTGCGTCTTGCCCGTGCCAGGACTGCCAGGCAGGAACGTGTGGATGCCAGCCTGAATGTTGAACAACAAGTCAGGGAACGCCTTGTGGAACAAGCCGTCGGACGACAGGGTGACAGTCGGCATCTTGACTTCGATGTGGGCCGTCACCGTGCGAACCTCGTTCGTCGGCTGCACAATTTCTGGCGAATATTCGGCCAGAGCCGTGGCGATCTTGTCATCCATCACCACATCTAGGGCTTCGTTCAGTTCGCCCCTCATGGTGTCGTCCAGTTCGCCAGCGATACGGCGAACGATATCTTCGATGGTCATGCTCCCATCCTTGTTGGTCGGGGCCGTGGTCGGCCCATCGGTCTTGTTGGTCGGCCCATCCTGGTCGGGCTGGTCGGCTTCGTTGACAGGGGCCGTGAAATCCTCGTCAGGGATGAACGGGGGCGGCACCTCGTTCGGCGTATTTCTGTCAGAAAGTTGGACAGTCTCGCCCACGGCAGGCCAATCACGGCCACGCATGGCAGTGAAGACAACATCCTCGTTGTAGTCGGGCAGCAGATGTGTGGGAACCCACGAACCGCTAGCCGTGAGCACCTCATACTTACCGATTGACGAGCAGCGAACTGCGATAGGGGTAATACGACGAGCCATAATGTTTCCTCCTGTTGGTAGGCTCTGATGTGACGGTGCCCAGTATAGGGCAATATTTGCCAGAAACAACCTGTAACACGGGTTGTAACATGACTGTAACATAACCACTGTGAGTGGTCGTGGATAGGGCCAGTATGACCCGACCCTATCCTAACGGTCTACAAGCCCGACCGTCAGGGCACTATCACGGATTACCTGCCGTGTTCAGGTTCGCACCACAAGGTGCCCGCACAACGCTCCACCCAACTAGCGGCTTCGACACGTTGCGCCTCATGCAGAATATTTGCCAGAAACCGTTAGGCCCAAACCCAACCCTTACCCGAACACCTCCCACAAATGTACGAGAACCAGCGGCCCGTATCCTCGTCAAACACGTCGGGCGGGCCACCTTCGCCACCACAATTCGGGCAATCGACCTGTTCCCAATCGTCGGGACGTTCCATCATGCCACCTCGTTATTTGCCAGAAACCGACGCCTAGCCGACACGGCCACATCGAACGCCCGATAGAACTCCGACGTATCGAACCTAGGGTTATCGTCAGCCAACGCCAACGCCACACGAACCAAAGCCTGCTCTGCGCCCGTAACGAATGAGATATCATCCATCACAGTGATGACACCACCACGGCCAGCGTTATCACAAGCCGCCTTAGCCAGAGCGGCTGCAATCTTCTGGTAATCTTTCTTCGTCATGTCCACTAACCTCCGTTTGTTTGTTTGGACAATCCCGCCCACAATATTTGCCAGAAATATTGTGAACGGTCAACCCACACAAACCGATATTTGCCAGAAATTTCAGTCCTGCACCACCACGCAATCCATGAACTGCGGGCCATCCTTAGTCGGCCAGGACTCCAGCAACATGTCTCCGAACAACGCCAAGATGCGACGTTGCGCTTCTTTCATGTCGCGCTCGCGTTGGGTCATCTTTGGATGATCCTTGCCGATGATGGTCACCACGTCGGCCAACGTAGCACCGACGATATCCCACACCTTGACACTGTGAACGATCTTAGCCATGACAAGCCTCCCAGACTTGACCTAGTGGTGAACCCTAATGCCCACCGAACAACCCACAAACCGCAGTCCGTGAACTGTTCGGTAGACACCGCCCGACCCGTTCGGGCGATGCCACCGAATTTCTGCCAAATATTTCTCACTCACCTTCCACAAGGGTGGCGACCTGAGCGAGGAACTCGGCCGTGAGTTCCTTCATGTCCCACTCGTACTTCACACCTTCGGCCAGCAGGCTAGCGATAGCCTGCGCCATCGTGCGACCCTTCGGAGCCTTCGGCTCACGAGCGCCCTTCGACACCCCATCCAACGAACGGAACGTTTCCACGAACGTGTTGATAGTCGCCTGACGCAACGTCTCATCCTTTGCATAGAACCCCGCCCACTCGGGGCGAGTCATCACGATACGAGTGATGTTCGACACGTAGGCACGGGGCGACACGTCGGTGCCCATCGACTCGGCGATTTTTTGCCAGAGATTCTTGTCATTCTTCGCACGACCCATACCGTCCTCTGACTTGCCTTCCGAATCCCAGCCGATGAGACCCAGCATGATGCCCGACGACACGAGGCGAGCGTAGTCGCCCAACTGTGACACCGCAGCGTCACCGATGTTCTTTGCCGACTTGTTGAATTCAATTTCATACTTGTTGCTCACTTGTTGTTTCCTTTGTTTGACTCGCGCCTTGCGAGTTCCTGCCATTGTTGGCAGGTAGTGCGGACGGTAGGAATCGAACCTACATAGCGAAACATATGTTCGCTATCCGTTCCCTAGGCTCATGTTCCCCCAGGTTACGTCCGCAATTCTTGCCGACATTGCACAGACAATAAACGCCCAACCTTACCGTTAGGGATATGGCCGACAACTTAGGGAAAGTGTGATCTAAAGCGATACAAACACTTATTACAAACCCCGATTCGGGCCTAACGTAAGGTGATTAAGGGGATTGCTCCCCCTACCTTTACAGGCGTTATCCGTTTATGTTGATTCGCACTATCACTATCGGCACAAACGGCCACCGATAGCCTCGCTATCCCCTATCGGCTCACCCGACATAGGCAAGCCACGCACAGATTCACACTCTGTGCATAGGGAATGGTTCTCGCCGATACGACATGCAAGTCTGCTATGACCCGTCGCTCGTGGCCGCATAGGCTGTCTAGACCTATGCCTGCTTACGCTGCCACCACGCACGATGCAAGGGAATATCTCTCGTTACCGTGCCGTATCCGAACCTACGGTCGGGGAATATGTGCCCGAACCCGTTGTGAGCCTCGCACCGTCGCTCACTCGCTGCTTCCTTTATGGACACCAGTCAAGCAGTTTCCGAGAGAAACCAACACCCCCATTTACGTCATTTTGCCCTAGTGCAAATGCACTAGACGCTTCCCGAATGGGTGGTGGATCACGCGCGCGCACCGTGTGCGCGTATGCGTTGCGCGTGCGCGTATGCGTCGCGTGCGTGCGCGTTGCGTGCGTGGGCATGTACGCGCGCGTAGGCGTGCGCCCACACCCCACATGACACACACGCACCACACGAAATGATGCAAATGCACTATTGACACGCCAGACGCGTTATCCACAGGGGGGTCGGCACCGTAGGGCGCACCCCCCCCATAACAGCGTTATAACGGCGTTCAGCCGTTCGACGAACGAACACACGTTCGCACAATATCCACAGACATATCCACACCCTGTGGACAACCCCAAAACGAGAATGAGAACCATTCCCAACAAGAACGAGAACCATTCTCACTCCGTCGCTCGGCCTACTGTTGGCCAGATGGCCAATAAGGATGCTTGTAGTGTGCAACCATTGCGCCCACAATCATTGCGCCCGCAACTATTGCAAACCATTTCATGTATCCGAACACTAGCAAACCATTACCAGTATCCGACACCAGGGGTATACAAGCCCCCCACCCCCATGCGAACCGTATGATTCCCTGTTGGTTCCGTACTTGTCTGTTTGTGTGGTTTTTTGGTTACTGTGGGTGGTTGTTGTGTTACTTTTGTGTAACTTTTTGTTTTGTTGAGTGGTTTGGTCGGGTTTTGTGACCTGGGGTTTTGTGGTGGTATGTGCTGTGTGCTGGTGTTACGGTGGGTGGTTATTGTTGTATTGTTTATTGTTGTTTGCCCGTAGCGTGAGTCGTAGGGCAAACGTATGGTTGTACGGTGTCGGGGGGGTCTATGATATTTCGGATTCATTGAATCCGCTTCTATGGTTGTAGGGTTTTGTGGACACACCTGTGGGTGTGTTTTTTGTGTTTTTGGTACGTTGTTCGCCCTTCGCTTGCGCTTCGGGCGTGTCCGTATTGGTTGCGGTTTTGGTGTGTGTTTCTGGTTTTGTCTCTCCCCCCTGTTGCGCCCGCCCCCCTCTCGGGGGCGTTTCTGGGGGTTTACGTTGTGACGGGTTTGGCGGGTTTATGTGAAAGTCTTTTTAGTGTTTTTGGGAGGTTTTTGTGGCTGACAAGTTGAATAAGGGTGGTCGTCCTACGGTGGCTCAGACTGAGCGTAAGCAGCGGGAGTTGAATGCGCGTCAGCGTGCGTATGTGATTTGGTATGCGACGCCTCCTGCGGAGCGTGAGATTCAGTCGATTGACGAGTTGGGTGAGGTGTTGGGGGTTTCTCGGCAGGCGATTTGGAAGTGGTCTAAGGATCCTCGGATTGTTGAGGCGATCCGTTTTTGTTCGTTGCAGAATGCTGGTTCTCCTGAGAAGGTGCGCCAAATTTTGGATATGGTGTTTGAGCAGGCTATGTTGAAGAAGGATGTTCGGATGGCTGAGGTGTGGATGAAGGGTGCTGGTGTGATGGGCCAGTTTGGGCGTTCTGGTGATGTGTTGGATATTGTGGAGGATTTGGAGCAGGACACGATTGCTGATCTAAGTTTGGATGAACTTCAGCGTGTTCGTGATTTGGCTTTGGCGGAGCGTGCTGAGGCTGCTGCTATTGAGATTGCGAAACGTCAGCATTCTGAGGTGGTTTGATGCCTTCTCCGCATTCACCGTTGCATGAGGTGCAACGGTCTGCTAATGAATTGAAACGTGCTCGTAAGCAGAAGGTTACTTGGAGTATTTCTGAGATTGAGCAGGAGATTGCTTGGCGGACTTGGTTTCCTCAGGTTGAGGTGGATTGGACTGCCTCTCAGTTGGATGATGGTATTGTCCAGGTTTTGCATGATGGTTTCACCCAGTTTTGTGAAGCAAATTTGTTTATCAAGTTTCCTGGTAAGGGCCGTTTGCCTCTCAGGTTGCGGCCTGCCCAGTCGGAGGTTGCTTGGGCGTGGATCAAGTATCGTAAGAACATTAACTTGAAGGCCCGTCAGATCGGGTTTTCTACGTTGGTGGCTGCGTTTTCGTTGTGGTGTGCGTTTGGTTGGTCTGACAGGCAGATTGCGTTGCTGTCTAGGACGGAACGTGAGTCGGTGGCTTTGCTGGCGAAAACCAGGTATGGTTTTCGTAATATGCCTGAGTGGGTTCGGTTGCGTGGCCCGAAGTTGTTGGATCGTACCCGTCAGGTGATGACGTTTGATAATGATTCGGTTATCCAGTCGTTGCCGTCTGCTAATGATCCTGCCCGTGGCGAGTCATTGTTTTTGGTGGTGTTGGATGAGTGGGGGTTTTTGACGAATCCTGAGGGTGCGTGGGCTAGTGTTGAGCCTACGATTGATTTGGGTGGGCGTGCTATCGGTTTGTCTACTGCGAATGGTGAGGGCACCTTTTTCCATGAGATGTGGTTGGGTGCTTGTGCTGAGGATAACGGGTTTCATGCCGTGTTTTTTCCGTGGTCGGCGGTCGATGACCGCACGACTGAATGGTATGAGCAGAAGAAACATGAGTTGGCTAACAAATTGTGGCAGTTGCATCAGGAGTATCCGTCGAATGCTGAGGAAGCGTTTATCGGGTCTGGTAATCCTGTTTTCAATCTAGAAATTTTGCGCCGTTTTCAGGCTGTTGAGCCTGCCGAGTTCACTATTTTGGGGTCGAAATCGAATGATGTTTCGTTGTTTGAGGGTGGCCCGTTTATGGTGTGGGAGGCTCCGAATGATGCGGACAGGTGGACGTATGTGGTTGGGGCCGATATTGCCGAGGGTAAGGAGCATGGGGATGCGACTGTGGCTTGGGTTGTGTGTGTGAATACGGGGAAACCTGTGGCGTGCTGGTTTGGGCGTGTGGATGTAGATATTTTTGGGGAACAAATTTTGCCTGCTATCGGCTGGTTTTATCGGAATGCGTTGATTGTTCCCGAAGTGAACAATCACGGTCTAACTGTTCTTAAGGCTTTGCAACGTGTGAAATATAAGTGGTTGTATCGTCGTCGTACTTTCACGAAGAAGTCGGATCGGCCTTTAGAATCGTTGGGTTGGTTGACTACGGCTACGTCGAAACCGTTGATGGTGGACGAGTTGGGTGCCTGGTTGCGTGATTTGGATAATGTGCCGCATGGTAAAACGATCCATGAACTCAAGACGTTCACCAGGGATCAGAACGGTCGCATGTCTGGTAGTCCGCATGATGACTGTGTTATGTCTTTGGCGATGGCTGTTCAGGGTTTGAAGTATGCTCGGACTGAGCGTCCGTTGCAGGAAACGGATGCTTCTAGGGTGAAGGGTTCGTTTTCGTGGTGGGAACGACGGTTGGATAAAGCGAAGAATAATAATTCTGGGCTTTCTCCTGTGGTGTAACCGTTAGTTAGATTATTGTGACGTTTGGGGGGTTATTGGTGATGGATGATTCGATTGTGTGTGCCCGTTGTGAACGTGTTTGGCCGTCTGACAGATACAATTCTGACTGTACGACTCCTGATTGGTGTTTTGCTTGCCGTTCCAAAACGATTCGTACCGCCTTTCAGGGCGGTAAACAATATTTCCATGATGGCACTGAGGCTGAACGTTCCCGTAAAGCGGTTTCTGAGGCTAGGGCGGCAGGGTTTGATCCTGTTCCTGCCGAGACTGGTAAGGGGTGGAATGGGGCTTCTGCTGCTAGTATCAAAAAGTTGGAGAAAGTTTCGACAAGTAAGGTTGGTTCTTGATGGAAAACATGTTTGATGGCGACATGCAGAAGGTTTCTTATACTTCTTCGGAAGGTGACCGTCACGAATATTCGGTTGGACAATGTTATGGCCGTGTTTCTAAGGCGATGAAGTGGCGGCAGAACGCTAAATATGATGAGAAGTGGGCGAAGATCATCAAAATGTACGCCAACCAGTACGATTATGATGAACTTTCGGGCTATAACGACATTGTTGCCCCCAACATGATGTTTTCTACCGCCAACGTTATCATTCCGAGTGTGATGGTGAACTATCCGAAGATTACGGTGACTGCCCGCACACCTGAATCGGCGGAACGGGCACAGGTTGTGGAGGCTGTGTCTAACTATTATTGGCAGCATTACGATTTCCATGAGGAAATGAAGTTGGCTGTGAAAGATTTTGTTATTCTCGGGTTGGGTGTGCTAAAAAACACTTGGCTTCTTGATGAGGAAGAAGTCGAGTTGTCTCGGGACGAGTGGACTGCTGCCGTTCAGGAAGCGTTGATGGAGGCTAATATGGCCCGCCAGCAGGCTCAGGCTGCTGGCATTGATGTGACGTTCCCTTCTGATGAAGAAATCATTGCTAGTGTCGCCACGACACGGGTTGTGGCGAAAGAAGATCGGCCTTGTTTGGAACGTGTATCGGTTTTCGATATCTATTTTGATCCTGATGCGACCAGATTGAAGAATCCTCGCTGGATCGCGCAACGCATGTATGTCCCGTTGGAAGAAGCCCGCGAAAAAGAGGAATGGGACGCTAAGGCACGCAAGAAACTTAAGGGCACCGCCATGTCTGCCGCCAAAAAGGATTATGATCTCACCTTTGAAGGTGAGGAACGTGGCAAGGATGCAGAATTTGTGGTTGTTTGGGAATATTATGACCTGTTGGAAGAAAAGGTGTGTGTTTTCGCTGAGGGTTGTGACCTGTTCCTAAAGAAACCTGAGGATTTCGAGTATCCTTTCGGCCATCCTTTCGTGTTTTTGGCTAACTATGAGATTCCTGAGAAGTTGTATCCGATGGGTGATCTAGAGTCGATTTTGCCGTTGCAGATGGAGTTGGCTTTGACTCGTACTCAGATGGTGAATGACCGTAAACGGTTCCGTCGCATGTATATGTATAAGCCTGATGAGATTGGGCCTGACGGTTTGGCTGCTCTCATGTCGTCGGATGATAATGCGATGATTCCGATTGATTCCGATACCCCGTTTGGTGATATTATTGCTCCGATTGCGACTTCTTCGTTGCCTCCCGAGTTCTATAATCAGACTGCCATGATTTTGGATGACATGGATCGTACTACGGCTGTGACCGAGTATGATCGTGGTGGTGCGTCGGAGATTCGACGCACCGCTACTGAGGCCGCTATGATTCAGGATGGGGCGAATGCTCGTAGTGCGGACAAGTTGGCTAAGGTTGAGCGTGCTATTGGTGAGGTTGCTCAGCGTACTGTCCAGTTGTGTCAAGAGTTTTTGTCTACCGATCAGGTGGCTAAGATTGTTGGCCCCGATAATAGTGTGCAGTGGGTTGCTTATAGTCGTGAGGATGTTCAGGGCGAGTTCGATTTTGTGGTTGAGGCTGGTAGTACGCAGCCGATGAATGAGTCGTTCCGTCGCCAGTCGGCTATGCAAATGTTGGATGCTATGGCCCCGTTTATTTCGGCTGGTGTGGTGGATGCGTCAAAGTTGGCTGAACATGTGTTGCGTAACGGTTTCGGGATCAAAGACCCTGCATCGTTCTTGATGCCACCTCAGCAACCGATGGGTGCAGGTATGCCACCTGGTATGCTGCCTCAGGGGATGCCGCCAGGTTTGCCGCCGTCCATGTGACAGTCATGTGACGGTTTCTGTTTATTGTTTGGAAACATGTTTCAATTTCTTTAAGGAGTTACAATGGCTTATTCTGATGATACAAGCGGTCTGGTTCAGGAACGATTTGTTGAGCGTGCCCGTGTTCGCATTGTGGCTTCGGCCACCACTGACACGTTGACTATCGCTGATCGTGACGGTTTCATTGCCTATAACGCTGCTGGTGCGGTGACGGTGACGATTCCGAACACTTCGGTTGTCGCTTTCCCTGTGGGCACTGTTATTACTGCGTTCTCGGGTGGTGCTGGCGGTTTGACGATCGCTAAGACTGGTTCGGATGTGTTGACTGGTACTGCTACTGCTGCCACGAACGCTACCCGTAAGATTATCAAGGTTAGCGAATCGGCTGCTGGCGTTTCGACCTGGTATGCGTTTGTCTGATGGCTAGTGCAGCGTGGCAGCGTAAAGAAGGACAGAACCCTAAGGGCGGTTTGAACGCTAAGGGTCGTGCTTCTTACAAGAAGCAGACTGGTGGGACGTTACGTCCCCCAGTCACGGTCGCTGCCGCAAAGAAATCTTCGGCCAAGGCTGCTCGCCGTAGATCGTTTTGTAAGCGGATGCGTGGCATGAAGAAGAAGTTGACAAGCAAAAAGACGGCGAATGATCCGAATAGTCGGATCAACAAGGCGTTGCGTGCTTGGGATTGTTAAGGTCGGTGCAGGGTAGCGCAGTCTGGTAGCGTGTCGGGTTCATACCCCGAAGGTCACGGGTTCAAATCCCGTTCCTGCCACTAAGAACACCCGCCATTGGGGCGGATTCTTGAAAGGAAACAATTTATGTCTGATGACTTGCTCACCGCTTTTGACGAAGTTATGTCTGACGGTGGTGATTCTGGTTCGGATAGTGTTGAAACGTTGTCTCGTAACGCTAACGTGTATATGGGCGACGAAGATTTCACCCCTGATGGGGGTGAAGATGATAGCGAAATTGATGGTCTGGACATTGACAGTGACGTTGACGATGCGGTGGACGACGACGATGTTACTTCAGATGCAACCGATGACGGATTCGATTTTGACTCTATCAAAGATAAAACTGTTCCAGTTACGGTGAATGGGGAAACCTTTGAGGTTCCGTTGGCCGAGTTGCGAAACGGTTATATGCGCCAAGCGGATTATACTCGTAAGACGCAGCAGGTTGCTGCGGATGCGGATACGTTGCGTTGGGCGCGTGAAATGCAAGAGGCTTTCCGTGTTGATCCTGTTGGTAGTGTACGCTATTTGCAGGAACAACTTGGTTTGGCAGATCAGGAAGATGACCCGTTGGAAGGTGTCGATCCTGAGATGCAGCCGATTGTTGCCGAGTTGTGGCGTACACGTCAGGAACTTGATGAACTCCGTCAGCGGACGGAACAATTCGATCAGGAACGGGTGAATGCTTCGGTTCAGGCAGAACTTGAATCTATGGTTTCCAAGTATCCAGATTTTGATGCACAGAACGTTTTGCCTATCGCTTTGGAAAACGGTTTGCGTATGGAGCAGGCATACAAGTTGTGGAAGGCTGACCAGTTGGTTGCCGACCAGGCAACCCAGGAGGTTGCCCGTCGTAAGGCGGAACAGGCTGCTGCTCAGCGCGAAAAGGCCCGTAAGGCTACGAAGCAGGTTTCTCGTGGGGCTTCTCGTGTTGCTGCTGATGCTCAGGATGATTGGAAACGGTTTGATTCTTTTGAAGATATCTTTGAGTACGAGTTTGAACGTACCCGTTCCTAATTTAGAAAGGTTGGTTTACCATGAGTAACCCTAATTTTGACAACATTGTTGCAACTACCCTTAAGAAGTATTTCACTGATGGCGGTAAGGCTGTTGACAACATTTTTAAGCGGTCGGCTGCTCTTGATTGGATCAAGAACACTGCCAAGTTGGATTCGCAGGGCGGTTCGTCCGCAGTGTTCCCGATCATGCATAAGGCTAACTCGTCGTTCCAGTATTACTCTGGCTATGACGCGTTGACTCCTGTGCATGGTGAGGAAATTGTGACTGCTGCCGAATACCAGTGGAAGCAGGCCGCAATCTTTATCCCCATGTCGGGCATGGAGGAAGCGAAGAACAGTGGTGATCGTGCGGTCATCAAGTTGTTGCAGACGAAGGTGGAGAACGCCGAAATGACTGCTGCGGAACAGTTTGAGACTTCTCTGCTGACGTATACTGGTACCGAGTCGTCGGGTAAGGCGTGGGGCGGTCTGCCGCTTCTCGTTGGCGACAACACCAGTAGCGTCACGACTGTTGGCGGTATTGATTCGTCGGTTGCTGGTGGCGCATACTGGCGTTCGTATGTGCCGACCACCGCCACCTACAGCCTTGGTTTGCACTCTAAGGCGTACAACACGGTGTCGTATGGTGGCGATGCTTGCGATTTCCAGGTGACCACCCAGTTGTTGTGGGAAACCTACGAGTCGAAGTTGCAGCCGAACCAGCGGTTCACTGACGCCAAGACGGCAGAGGCGGGCTTTATGAACCTGTTGCATCGTGGCAGCAAGGTTGTGTGGTCTGATCTGATGCCCGCTACCCAGTGGTATTTCTTGAACAGCCGCCACATCAAGTTGGCTGTCTTGTCGGGTAACTGGATGAAGTTCCGTGGTTTCGTGGAACCGTTTGACCGTGACGCCAAGTACGGTCTGATTACTTGCTACGGCACGTTCGGTACGAACAGCCGTCGCCATTTGGGCCGTGCTATCTGGACTCCCTGATAGTTAGATACGGTTTCGTCTGATTAACGGGAGGGAGGTCAATCCTCCCTCCCGTTTCTCTTTGTAAAGGACGGTTTTGATGGGTTTGAATGTTGCTGTTGCAAAGGTTCGTAAAGCGGTTGTTGCTGCCGTGACGGTAGCCGTTTTGGGTGCTGTCAAAAAGTGGGTCGATATTGACGTGGATGCGGCTATGGTTGTTGTGGATGCCGTGTTTGTGGCAGTGTTGGTGTGGGCTGTT